TATACCATTCCTCTCCGCAACTTCCCCGGCTTTATCACAGTCACACAATATTACAGTTAGCCCATGATTCTCCTCGGTAAATCCCCAGTCCTGACACTTCTCACACATTACTTACTCCTTTTTATACCTGATTAAATAGCGGTTAAATCCACCACAAGGGCAAGGCAAATCCCCATAAGGTATATCTTCAGGCTTTTCAAATTTCTGTGAGTATCCACAGGGCATAGTGATTTCAAAGTAATTGTTTGGACATTCATCAAGTAGGTCTATAATAGCTTGCCTGTCCGTAGCCTCCATTGCTGTATAAGATTCGCCCTTAGAAGGATAATCACCTAATGCTATTTCAATCCCCTTCATTTCTTACTCCTTTTAATGATTCCCTGAATTGTTTTAACGCCTTTGCTAGTTTAATTTCAGGATTGCTTTCTTCCGCCTTGCCAAGTTCTTCCAAAACTTCCGCTGGGTCATTTACCCCTAGCGTCATTAAGGCTATCTGTTTGACATCCTCTGAATATCCGAGTTCAGGCATAACCTGAAGTATTTGAACTATAGCCTGAGCAGCTAACGCTATGTCCTCTGGTGCGATATTGGGGAAGTCTATATCAACATACTGCTTATCTTCGGGTATATCATTATGATTGAAAACGACCTCGTTTATATCCTTGTAAGCATCGCCCCAAATTGCCTGGTAGGATTGAAACATCTTCATCATTGGGAGCTCAACCGTTTTAGCCGTAGCCAGATTCCCGATTGATATGTCCCCAAAATATTGTTCTGGAATGCCTACTGCTGCCGCAACTTGGAGTTTAATCATCCTGCCATCTTGATAGGCAGCCGAAGCCCCTGTCTCTGTTTTGATTGGCGTGGTATCTGACCCCATATTCTCTAATAAGGTAGAACCAGCAGCTATATCTTGCCCCTGTGTTTTAGCCTTAATAGCATCCACCGCTGCCTGCCCACCCGCTATCTTTCCCTTCCAAGCAAACTTAGCCAATGCCAGCATAACCGCTATTCTCGAAGATAGGAACTTTGTGTAATACTTCAACCAGGTTAGAGCAGGTAAGAGTAATGGATTTCCCCTTTGAGTGATAGTATTATATGCAAGGTGATAAACTAGGGGTGCATCATTCTCTGCGGTAATAACCTTCCCATCAGCATCTTTGGCTTTTTCCTTTTTGGCATTAGTAACCGAAGGGTAGTAATCAACGTGAGGCTTGCCCTGAGCATCCGCCCACGACCTCTTGTAGAATTTCACATCCTCTTTATCATCTGAATCAGTGATTATCTCAGTTATCTCTAATGGGTCAATCCACCTAATCCTACTGTCAGGCTTCCCCAAAAAGATAGCAAAGAATATCTCACCATCTATTAACAATTTATTAGAGGATTTTCTCTGCCCCCTTGCTGATAAAATGTTTTGATTATCCTTGCTATCCCAAAACGCACTTCTTACTTCTTCGGTTTTATCTTCATCGGAATGAGAGGTCATACCAGAACCAAATGTATAGTCAGTCCATAATCTAATAGCCTGCTTTCCCATCGGGTCTTTGACAGCGTAAAGACGGGATAATTTAAGATTCGTTATCCGCTCCGCACCTGAAATTACATCCCCACTTACACCAGAAAGGTTTATCCAGCCAGCATCTTCTAATGCTAAATCTCTCTCAACACTAGCAGTAGCTTCTCTAATTAAAATATCCAGTTCATCCCTTGGTGCTAATTCTCTTACACGTTTTTCTTCATTCATACTAATTCCTTTCTAATAGGTTTTAATATGGCAATTCAGCCACTGGCTCTTCTCTGGGTTTTTCCTTTTCATCGTCATCATCTTCTCGTCCCAATAATGCCCTTTCAGCCTTCTTCTTTCTTCGTGCTAAAGCCTTCTCATAGGTATCTTTAGGGTCATACAAGAACTTTAACTCCTGTTCATCAAAGAACTCGTAAAACCTTTGAGGGGCAGTTATGAATCCCATCCAAGTAATAACATCTACCCCAAAGCCTAATTGCATCGTAGTGATTCTGGCGGTTATACCTACCTGTTCTCCAGTCTCGGCCAAGAAAACAGCACCACCTGAGTTGCCAAAAATACTAGAACAGTTGGTCATCCAGTATAATTTATTTTCAATCATTTCTGCCAGATAGGTTATTCTCCCATCATTAAAAATGGGGTCGTGCCCTAGCGAACATCCCGAACTAAAAGCAGGAGCGAACAACTTTACATCCTTAATCTTATCTTCGGGAATCAACTTCGCTACATAGGGACATTGCTTGGGACTGTCTAATTTCAGAATGGCAATATCGTGAGCCTTGTCATAGGCTACAATGTCTGCCTGGTATTTGTTGGAGCTGTTGATTTTGCTCAAGTACACATAATCAAAGATTTCCACGCTTACCTGTTCCGTGATTTCACGCTTAATGTCCTTTTTCAGGACTGGGTGAAAGTCCTTTTTGTAAGATATGGCATCGTCTACCACATGGGCGCAGGTCATAATAAACGATTGATATTCATCGGGGTTAGAGGGGTCTTGCTTTGAGTAAATAATCGTACCAGACCCACCTGCCTTGGCTGTTTGTACCCTGACTACCGGATACAATATTCCTTCATGTAATTCCTTTGTGTTCATTTCTCCCTCCCTTTAATTCTAGCCCTTTTATTTGCCTTCTGTTAATGATACGGCTAGGTGAACAAAGCCCATCAACGATAACACTCCACCAACAAAGACCACAGACCACCACCATTCAGCCACTATTCCTATTGGCATCGATAGCCCACATACTAGCAGAAAGACCAAGAAACCAAGCATTCCCCAACCAATCTTCTTTTTCATTGTTCCCTCCTTTTATAACTCCAACTCCTTTACTGCTTCCATTGCATCATAAATTATAACAGCTTCTTCGGGCTCAGGTTCACCTAGCATTAGTTCTGTTATTGCCCAAACAAGAGCATCTACTCTATTAGGTGATTCCCTGGTCTCACCCGGTATCCATTCGCACATCTCATCTTCAAGCAAGGGGAATTCACCAATATGATGTATTCTGCCTTGTTCGTATAAAGCAACTACCGGCTCAGCTCTTACTGCCTTACCCCTACTGGCGTGAACGTGCTTATAGCTGGCTTGTTGATTCCTAGACTTAGCAGCTTGTAGTATTGTGTTCTCTACCATATCACCACCGAAGTTAGCCTCACCTACTATCCTATCCGCCCTGTTGTGATTATATCCAGTAAGTACTGCCTCTGCCCATCCATCGGGGGAAGCGTGTAGGCTTCTATCTTCTAATACAAAGCCATGTTCCTGCCCGTTCATATTAGCAATTCCAACTACAACAATACCACACTCTGTAACACCGCCCGGAGGGTCAACCCCCACAACTACTCTCACTAAATCAGGATGACTTGTATCCCTACTTTCATCAATAAGCGACCTCTGCCATAATGCGTCTGGATTATCTTCCAATACCTCACCTGCCAACTCCTGCCTGCCTAGTCTAGTACCTTCATATCTGCCTAAGATGTATTTCAAAAAGGCGGGGGCTAGATTGGCTTTATTGTCTAATGTATGCCCTCTGGTAACAGCTACCTTTTTATCTTTAAGCAAGGACTTGATTATCTTGATAGGTCTGGGAGTTGTCGCAACTATTGCCTGCGGATTATCACCTGTTCTTAAACCAAGCATTAGATTGTCCCACGTCTCCTGAGGATACTTGAATTTGCTTAACTCATCTACAGATGCTTTAGCGTGCTGCGGTCCCCTTAACTGGTCTGGCTCATCACCTGAATAAATAACTCCTATAACCCCGTTAGGCCAAGTCAATCTCCTTTTAGATGGCTCATATTCGGGTCTGAACCAGGGAGGGCTTATATTCAATATGGCTGAATCACCTAATTCAACTATCGTGTCTCTAACATCTGCCTTAGTCTGCCCTATCAAGGCAATGGGACTATACCCTTCACTTGCCCATTTAATAATAAGTTCATTTGCTGTGCGAGTCTTCCCAAAGCCACGGCCTGAAAGGATTAGCCATATATACCAATCCCAGTCAGGAGGGAGCTGCTTAGGTCTAGCCCAAAATGACCAATCATATAAAAGAGCCTCAGCTTCTTTCTGGCTTAGTGATTGTATCGCCTTCTGCCTCTCTGATTCTGGTAGCAAGGCGATTGATGAGGATAATGAGTTTTTCCTTTGGGTCTCCAATATTTATATTTACCGTCCTGTTATCCACTACTGTATTCTCAGAGTATATCCTCTCCATCTTGTTTAGCTCTGTAATGGCCTGTATCGGATTGTGTAGTTTGACTTTGGTTATTACTGAATCCTTCCCATCAGTCCGAGAGGTGATTTCCGATATAGCCTTAGTGTGAGGTGATTCTTTCCCTATGTTTAACCAAGCACCATCAGCCCCAGTCTCTTGATAATCTGTTAAATTACCCCTCGTTATCTCGGTAAGTATCTGCTTGCGTTCTTTAGGAGAAGCAATAGACTCATCCTCCATCTTAGTAAGTAGTTTTTGATAATAGGCTTGAATCTTAGCACTTTTTAGCAACCTAGAAGCACAAGCGTCAGCAACCGACATACTTTTTACTTTATAATGATTCATATATGCTTGCCCTGGTTTTATCTCTTTCACAACATCCAGAACAAAGCCAATTTGTTTCTGTGTTAATTTCATTTTTATTTTATATTATACCACACTTAAATCAAAAACAGATTGACTACATCTTCTGGCCGCTATCTCACAATACTTTTCCTCTATCTCTATGCCTATGCACTTGCGGTTTAATTCCTTGGCTGCCCGAGCTGTAACACCAGAACCAAGGAAGGGGTCTAGGATAACACCCTGAGGGGGACAACCGAATAGTATTAACTTCTTATACAGTAGGAGGGGTTTAATACAAGGGTGGGTGTCCTTACTCCCAAACTCCACATTGGCACTCACAACATCATTGAAGATATCCTCATTCCGAAATGGTCGCCAAGGCTTATCACCCTTTAAACTAATGAATATCGGCTCCCAATGTGGCAACACGCCATAAAAAGCAGGGCGTAGACTTAGGGGTTTATGCCAGCAGGCTAGATGGAAATACCGCCAAGGTGAAGGCGGGTTCATCCCATCAGGTATGAAGGTTGTAGTATTAGTATAAATCAAGAAACTGCCATCTCTGACGATTGCGGCAGCCTTAACCCAGATATCATTAAGCCAAGGAATATAATCATCTCGCCTATCAGCCTTCGCACCACTACCATAATCAATCCCTACATTGTAAGGAGGGTCAGTAAATACCCCATCAACACTATCATTAGGCAATTCAGGCAATATCTCCCTACAATCAGCGTGGGCTATGGCTACCCACTCATCACTGTAATACCATTTTATTCCATCGGGCGGCCACTGCTTTGGGTTGGTTAGCTCTTGCGATTTTTCGTAGCTCATCTAACCGCCCGTCCTCAAGCATATGGCATCTTCGGCATAAGAAGCGGATATTCTT